CCCGGCGTGGACGACATCCGCAAGATCGCCATGCCCATGCCGTTCAACCCGCCGTCGCAGGTGCTCTTTGAGTTGCTGGGCTGGCTGGACAACGCGGCCAAGGGGGTAGTGACCACCAGCGAAGAAAAGATCGCAGACGTCACCAGCAACGCCCCGGTGGGCACCACGCAGGCGCTGATTGAGCAAGGCGCGGCGGTCTACTCGGCCATCCACGCCCGCCTGCACCAGTCGCAAGCCCGCCTTATCAAGGTCCTGTGCCGCCTGAACCGTTGGCACTTTGATGAGATGCGCAAGGGCGAGATCGTCCAAGATCTGGAGATTGAGCGTAACGACTTTGAGCGCAACACCGACGTCATCCCGGTGTCCGACCCGCACATCTTCTCCGAGACCCAGCGCATGGCCCAGATGCAGGCCGTGCTGCAACGGGCGGACGCGCACCCCGAGCTGTACAACGCCAAGGCCGTGGAAGAGCGCTTCCTGAAGCAGATCAAGATCCCGAACATATCCGAGCTGATGAAGGACGTGCCCGCGCCCGAGCAGCGCACGCTGGCCGACGAGAACGCGGCCATGTCAATCGGTCGCCCGTCCTATGCCTACATGCAGCAGGACCATCTGGCGCACATCCAAGGCCACCTGATGTTCGCCATGGACCCGTCGTTTGGTGCAAACCCGTTCATTGCCCCGCAGTTCCTGCCCAACTGCATCGAGCACATCAAGCAGCACATGACCCTGTGGTACTTGAACCGCATGAACGGCTACGTGTCCAACCTGCGCGGCGGCAAGCCGGTGACCGACTACGACAACCCCAAGCTGACCGGCATCATCGACCAGCTCTACGCCACCGTCGGCCAGCACGTCGCGCTGGACAGCCAGCAGGTGTTCTCGCAGATCCTGCCGCAGATTCAGCAGCTCCAGCAGATGCTGCAGCAGGGCATGCCGCCACCGCAGCTCCCGCCCGACGCGCAGGTTGTCAAGGACACCGCCATGGCCGAGACCCAGCGCAAGGCCGCCCGGGACCAGCAGGACGTGCAGATCGATGTCCAGCAGATGCAAGCGGACATCACCAAGCACAAGATGGACAACGACACCAAGGTCGCTATCGAGAACGCCAAATTAACCCACGAGACTATCCAGCAGATGGCTCAACCTGCGGCACCCGCCGCGCAACCCCCAGCCCAAGGAGTACCCAATGGCAACCAGTGATGCAGAACAAAAGAGCGTGCTAGTGCCCCAGCACAAGCGTATGGCTATGGGCGTGCCCCTTACGGGCCAGACCATGCAAGCCAAGGGCGACAGCAAGTCCTCGGCCAAACCAGCCGGTGGCCTGAGCCACGTTGCTAAGAAGAATAAGTGATATCAGACCTAATCCATATGCTTAAACAGCGGCAAGCCGAGATCCGGCTGTCGCTGGTGGATAACCCTGTGGGCCACTATGACGCGTACAACCGGCTGGTTGGCGAGTATCAGGGCCTGCAGTGGGTAATGGATAGCTTGAACTCAAAACTCGCCGAGAACGAATAAGGCCGCGAGGCCCTAAGCCGCGCTGAAATATGCGCATGTTGAACCTGAAATATGGTTTGTGTAACTAGGAGTTAGTATGAGTGAAAAACCAATCCCCGTGGTGAGCGGGGATCAGACGGAGGCCGACCCGGCAGAGCTGGCGTGGGCATTTCCTGACGTGCGACCGGGCCAAGCGCCCTACGGTGGCCGAGTAGTCGTCCAGCTACGTCGCATCAAAAAGAACGCAGGCAAGATCATCTTGGTGGAAGAAACCAAGGAAAACGAAAAATGGAACAACATGATCGGCAAGGTCGTGTCCATTGGCCCGCTGGCGTTCAAGAACAAGGACACCATGGCGTCGTGGCCTGAAGGAAGCTGGGCGGAAGTCGGGGACTATGTCCGCGTGCCGCGTTGGGGCGGAGACCGCTGGGAGCGGCCAGCCACCAACGAGGAAAACGGCGACCTGAATCCAGTCCTATTCATGACCATCAACGATCACGAGCTGATCGCCAAGGTCACCGACAACCCGTTGTCGTTCAAAGCCTACGTCTAAGGAGATACCATGGCCACACAAGCTAAAGAAGAACCGTTGTTCGTGCAGGAAAGCGGTGACGGCACCGCCACAGTCGAGCTGCCGGAAAACCTGCTGCCCCACGACGACAATGATGAACCTGTATCGCGTAACGATACACGCGACGATGCAGGGGACGAGGACCACCCGGACGATTCGGACGCCGTTCGGGCCGCCCGACGCGCCCGTCGCCGGTCCAAAAAGGACCTGATTCGCAAGACCAACGAGGAAAAAGACGTCCGCCTGCAGCACCTGCAACGCCAGAACGAGGAAATGGCCAACCGGCTGTCCCAAGTTGAGCGTCGCACGCAGGGCGCGGACATGGCTAGATTGGAAAAAGCTATTGACGACGAGCAGGTTCGGGTGGAATACCACCGGATGAAGCTGGCCGAGGCCACCACAGCAGGCGACGGGGAAGCCGCAGTGGCCGCTCAGGAGGCCCTGTACGACGCCCGGCAAAAAGTGGAGCAGTTGGGCCGCCTAAAGCACCAAGCAGACCGCCCAACGGACGACAGACCCCGGATTGACCCCGGTGTACAGCGTCACGCCGCCCAGTGGATCGACCGAAACGGCTGGTACAAGCCCGATCTGTCCGACACCGACAGCCGGATCGCCAAAGTGATTGACGAGGACCTTGTAAAAGAGGGCTGGAACCCCGGAACGGCCGATTATTGGGACGAATTGGACTCCCGCTTGCAGAAACGGCTTCCCCATAGGTATAATGAATCGTCAGACCGACGTGATTCACCTAACAGGACTCCAAGGAACACCGTGGGAAGCTCAGGACGCGAAGCATCAGCCGCATACGGGGGCACAAACCGTACTTTCACTCTCACCGCTGAACAAGTGCGTGCGATGAAGGACGCGGGCATGTGGGACAACCCCGAAAAGCGCGCAAAGATGATCAAGCGATACGCAGAGCAAGCACGAACAACCCAACGGAGTAACTAATCATGGCCGAATCACGTCTCAAAAAATCTCTAGGAACCGGTACGCGCGAAACTCGTGCAAACGAGGACGGCAGCCGGGCAGCCCCTGAAGAAAAGTTCATCTCAACGCAGGAACGTCGCAAGATGTGGAGCGAAGAATGGACACAATCCGCATTGCCCAAATTGCCCAACCTTGACGGTTGGCATCTTTGCTGGCTCTCAACAACCAACAGCTACGATTCCATCGATAAACGGATGCGCCTCGGGTACGTTCCAGTTAAGTCTGAAGAGATACCCGGTTACGAAGAATATCGCGTGAAATCCGGTGAGCATGTTGGCTTCATATCATGCAACGAGATGTTGCTGTTCAAACTGCCGATGGATGTCTTCCAAGAGATCATGACGCACATGCACCACGATATGCCACAGGACGAGGAAGAAAAAATCCGCGTTCAAGTGGAAAATCTACAGGGCGCACGGGACAGTCGCGGGAAATCGCTGGTTGGAGTTGAGGGTGACGGTTTGGGGAACTTTGCGCAGCAACCCAACCGAGCGCCGGTTTTTACCGGTTAATTCAAGGAGTTTTATATGAGTGCAACCTCTACTCCGTTTGGTTTGCGTCCTTCTTTCCATCCTTCGGGACTGGATCGGGCTGTGGCGCTGACGGACGGTATTCTGTCGACGTATTCGTCGAATATTTTGAAAGGTCAACCGGTAGCCCTGAACAGCTCCGGCGTGATTATCGTCGCCACTGCTGGCAGCGCCTACCAAGGCGCGTTTGCTGGTGTGGAGTGGACTGATACCACTGGCCGTCGCCGCGTGTCCAATTACTGGCCCGCATCCACCGCGTACATCACTGGTTCGTGCGTAGCTTATTACTACAGCGACCCCAACATCGTGTACGACATCCAAGCTGATGGCTCGTTGGCTCAGACCTCCATCGGAGATCAGGCTAACTTCACCAACATCACTGCTGGCTCCACCACCACTGGCCTGTCTGCCGCAACCATCTCCACAACGCTGGCTGGTTCTAGCGCCGTGGGCGATATGCGCATCATTGGTCTGTACCAAGGCGTGGATAACGCTTGGGGTGACGCCTACACAACCGTGCAGGTGCAAATCAGCCGGTCGCAGTTTGTTGCCACCATCAACGCAATCTAAGGAGGCATAAAAAATGGCCGCACCAATGAGAAGTACGGACTTTCGTTCGATTGTTGAACCAATCTTGAACGAATGTTTCGATGGCGTTTATGACCAGCGCGCAGATGAATGGTCACGTGTCTTCCGCGAGGAAGACGGTATCCCCCGTAACTACCACGAAGAGCCCGTCCTGTACGGCTTCGGCGCGGCTCCCCAGTTGCCTGACGGCACCCCCGTCACGTACCAACAGGGCGGCGTGCTCTTCTTGCAGCGCTACGTCTACAAGGTCTACGGTCTGGCTTTTGCCCTGACCAAGGTCCTCGTGGAAGACGGCGACCACATCCGTCTGGGTCAGGTGTACGCACGTCACTTGGCACAGTCGTTGGTGGAAACCAAAGAGCTGCTCTGCGCGAACATCCTGAACACCGGTTTCAACTCCAGCTACCCCGGTGGTGATGGCGTGCCGCTGATCAGTACCGCTCACCCCATCGTGAACGGCACCTTCAGCAACCAGCTTGCCACCTCGGCTAACCTGAGCCAGACATCGCTTGAGCAGATGCTGATTCAGATCCGCCAAGCTGTGGACAACAACGGCAAGAAGATCCGTCTGGTGCCCCGCCAATTGGTGGTCGCCCCCGGCAACATCTTCCAAGCCGAAGTTCTGCTGAAGTCGGTCTTGCGCACCGGCAACGCCAACAACGACATCAACCCGGTGAAATCCATCGGCTTGCTGGACGAAGGCGCTGCTGTTCTGTCGCGTCTGACCAATGCCAGTGCGTTCTTCGTGCAGACCGATGCACCCGAGGGCATGAAGCTCTTGATGCGTCGTCGTCTGGAGAAGACCATGGAAGGCGATTTTGAGACCGACTCCATGCGCTACAAAGCAACCGAGCGTTACATCCCCGGGTTCACCGACCCACGTGCGATGTTTGGTACTGCTGGCATTTAATTGCCAAAGGGCTCGGGAGGGGGCCCCAACCCCTCCCACCATTTTTAACATCGGTCAAACTTTTCAAGGAGCAGACCATGCCTCAATTTTCAGATGACTTGTTTCTAGGTCCGGCCCAGACATACATGGGCACGGGCATTCGCCCCTACACCACCACCTTCACCGGCGCAATGTCCGGCACGACCCTGACGGTATCCGTCCTTGGTCAAGGTGCTCCCATTGTTGTGGGTATGTACGTTGACGGCTCCAGCGTGACTGATGGCACGTACATCACGGCCTTTGGCACGGGTACTGGCGGCCTTGGCACCTACACCATCAACCAGTCGGTTACGGCCTCCAGCACCGCGATGTACGCCCACGGCAACATCCAATTTGATGACCCATCCCCCATGGACTTGGGCATTGGCCCAGTTGGCCGTATGTACATCTGGGATGTCATGCCCCAAGCTGCCGTCACCAACAACATTGCGGCATCGCAAACTGCTGCTGCTGCTGGATCATTGACTTTGACTGCGGGGACTTCTGCCAAGTCGGTTATCCGTCCTGACGGTGTTACGGTAATCCAAGTGGATCTGCCTCGTGCGATTAAGGTCAACTGCTCGACCACCGCCCGTGCATTCACTGTATCTGGCTACGACTACTACGGTCAGACCATGAGCGAAGTGATCACCGTGTCAGTTGCTGGTACGGCCGTAACTGGTAAGAAAGCCTTCTTCCAGATCTCTGGCGTGACCATCGCCGGTTCTGCTACCGCCTGCTTGGTTGGCACGAGCGATAAGCTGGGTTTGCCGGTCCGCGTGTTCAACGCGGGTTACATTGCCAGCGTCAAGAGCAACGACACACTGGCACAAGATGCTGGCACGTTTGTGGCTGCCGACACCGCTGTGGCGACTACCACTACCGGCGACGTTCGCGGCACCTACGTGCCCGCTACGGCTTCGGACGGCATCTGCCGCACCGTGATGGCCATCTCGCTTCCCGGCATTGCAGTTGGACCCAACGCAACCCGCGTTGGTGCCCTCGGCGTCACTCAAGCATAAGGAGTAAATCATGGGCCAATTCAAACCAATGGTCAAAATGATGACCACTGAGCCTACAGTTGAGCTGAAGCTCAAAAAAGGCGGCCATGTTGCTGGCCACTCCGCCATGAAGAGCACCATGCCGATGGAAGCGGCTGACGGTAAATTTGCCCCTCCCGGCAAGTCTCCCAAGAAGCCTTCCATCATGGAGCGTCGCAAGTCCATGAAGGCACCCATGCTGATGTCCAAAAAGGGCGGCGTGGCCAAAAAGGCTGACGGCGGCATGATGGGTGCCCCTATGGGCGCTCCCATGGGCGCTGGCGCAATGATGAGCCCCGCTATGAAGAAGGCGCTCATGATGCGCATGATGGCCCAACGTGGCGCTATGCGTCCCGGAATGGCGGCTCCCGCAGCCCCTATGGCAGCCCCCATGGCCCCGGCCATGAAAAAAGGCGGCATGGCAAAAGGCGGTGACATGGGCCAAGACAAGGCCATGATCAAGAAGGCTTTCAAGCAGCACGACATGCAAGAGCACATGGGCGGCAAGGGCACCAAGCTGAAGCTGCGCAAAGGCGGCACGACCAAGGTGGTTGACGGCGACAAAACCGACAAGGCGCACGGCACTGGCGAGGTCAAGATGGGCAAACCGGCTGGCTACGCCACCGGCGGCTCCATCCCCTCAGAAACCTCGTCGGGCTCGTACAAGACCACCAAAGTCTACCAAGCCAAGAAAGATGGCGCAAGCGGCACTGGCGGCGTGCGTATGGCCAACGCTGGTGGGTTCAAGAAGGGCGGCGAAGTCAACTGGGAAAATCGCCCGGCTGACGGTACTCCTCCCGGCAAGACCAACACCACCACTGGCGGCGTCAAAGAAGGCAACGGCGGCGGCTACAAAAAAGGCGGTGCTGCAAAAAAGCATTTCGCTACGGGGGGCAGTGTTAACAACGCTGGCCACGCCGTAGCAATGCCTCGCAAGCCGGTCTCGCGGCCGGTGGCCAACAGCCTGCAGTCCGGCACCTTTAAAAAGGGCGGCAAGGTAGTCCATAAGGCTGAGGGCGGCATGCCCACGGCGGATGATGGGTATGATCCTACTGTTGAGCGGGAAGCTCGTCGTCGGGAGGCTGAAAAAGACGTCACCCGTCGTGAGAACGAAGCTACTCCGGTGATGGACTCTGTCAAACGGCTGCTTGGCATCCGGCCAAATGCCGGGGCAGGACGGGGCTTTGTAAACCCCACAATGACCCGCAAAACAGGCGGGCGCGCTTGCTAAAAACAAGTGGGGGCTTCGGCCCCCGCTTTCTTTGGAGATTTTTATGGCTATAACGGCTACCTCTCAAACGCTTTTTGATGGTGAGCGCATTGCCATCATGAAGTTTTACGCGACCATGAGCGCGACCGAAAACGAGTCAGCCGTCGTCAAGGTAAATCCTTCGACTCTGACGGCATCTGCTGCTGGCGGGGCTTGTGACGCGGTGACTATTCTGAAGGTTACGGCGTTGACCCACGGGTTGGAAGTGCAGATGAACTGGGTCGCTACTGCGCCCGTGGTGATTGAACTCATTCCGCAGAACAGTCAGTATACGCAAGACTATTCCAAAATTGGCGGTCTCACCAACAACGCTGGTACAGGCAAGACAGGAAGTATTTCTTTCACTACGTTTGACGGTAGCGCAGGCGATGCATACACCGTGGTGCTGGAAATGCAAAAGCATTACGCTAGTTGACCATGCCAAGCAAGTCACCAGCCCAACACCGCCTGATGGAGGCCGCAGCCCACACCAAGGGCGGGTTTGGTGGCGTTCCGCAGAAGGTCGGCAAAGAGTTTGTCAAGGCCGACAAAATGAAAAATGGCGGGGTAGTCCAGTCTTTGAAAAAAGCCGGGTTCTACGAAGAGGGCAAGAGCAAACCAGAGCGTTTGAAAATTGTCAGTCACGCAACAACCAAACCTGAGCGGGTGCAAATTGTGGAAAAATTATTTTCGGCCAATAAAATGAAAGAAGGTGGCTTGTATGCCAACATTCAAGCAAAACGTAAGCGAATTGCTGCAGGCTCTGGCGAAAAAATGCGCAGAGCTGGTAGCAAAGGTGCGCCAACTGCTGACGCCTTCAAGCAATCAGCAAAAACCGCCAAAATGAAAACAGGCGGCAAGGCCACAAAGTCTTGCTGGTGAATCATGGCAAAAAAGAACCCGTCTTTGGCTATCGGTCGTGGTGAAAAGCTGCCTGCCAAGCAAGGCGCAGGGCTCACAGCCAAAGGCCGAGCAAAGTACAACAGTGAAACCGGATCGCATCTGAAAGCACCTCAACCGCAAGGCGGTGCCCGGCGCGACTCATTCTGTGCCCGCATGGGTCCTGTCGCCGAGAAGAGCGAAAAAGGAAGCCGTTCACGGGCATCTATGCAACGCTGGAACTGTCCCGGCTGGTAAGGAGTAACCATGGCTGATGATTACGCACCGCAATATAGTTTTACCACTGAGGTAAATAAGGCTACCGGCCAACCGCAGTATTTTTACACCAACTTGGGTTCTCAAAAAAGAACCGAGTTGCAAGACGCGGATACGTACAACCGTCTGAAGGCAAAATTTGATGCCACAACCGACCAAGGGTTTAATGATGTGACCAAAGCTCAGGAGCAAGAAGCTGGGTTTACGCAAGACGATACCGCTCAAGGAATGCGGGCACGTAGGCAGGCGGCTCAGGTGCGTCAAACCCCCTTAATAAAAGCTAAAGGCGGCGCTATCAGCCTAAAGGACTGCAAGGTGTCTACCTGCACGCCCAGCAAGAAAAAATCAAATTGGTAAGTAACAAGCATGGCGTATACACCAAACCCAGATCGTGAAGTCGTAAACGGGAAGGCTAAGGTCTCCGCAAAGGAGCTTGCCGATTTTCAAAAGCAATACGGCAACGACAAAACTTTGCGCGACCTGCTGAACATGGACAAGGGTCTGGTTCGCAGGAAAGACCCGGGCGAAAGCTCAAAAAAGGCAGAAGACATTCAGACAAGCACGGATGCTTTGCCAAGCATGAGCAGGTCTATCGGTGCGCCCGTTACAACCCAAGGGGCCACATATTCCAAAGATGAAACCCCTAAACTAAGAGCACGTTCATTGGTGGACCAAGGACGTGATGTTGACATCTACAAGGACGTAGACAAAGAAGCTGTTCTTGAGGCGGGTTTGGGGTTGGCTTCACTGAACCCTGCTATCCGAGCGTTGAAAATGGCCCGTCCCGTAGTTGGAGCGGTACTTAAAAAAGAATTTAGCGAAGACGGTCTTTTTCCAACATTTAACCGTGAAAAAGAACCTCCGTTAAGCACGTTTGATACCCTCAGCCCAGAAAATAAAGCGGTTTCTCAACGATACCGGTCAACGTACGACGATAGACCGGGGCCGATGAAAAAAGGCGGCGCGGTAAAACAGTACGCCAAGGGTGGCAAAATCAGCCTCGCTGCGTGCGGTGTGTCGACCCACAAGCCCGCAAAGAAAAACCCTAACTTCTAAGGACGCCCGTGGCCTACTCTGGAACCGTTGGACAGACCGTTATAACGGTCCAGCAGCTCATCGACCACGGTGCGCGTCGGTGCGGGAAGCTGGCCGAGGAATTGACGGTCGAGCAGGTCCAGTCGGCCAAGGAATCGCTGTTCATCCTGTTGTCGAACATTGCCAACATGGGCATCAACTACTGGGCCATCAGCAAGAAGGTCATCGGCCTGAACGCCGACCAGTACATCTACACCTTGCCCGTGGGCGCGATTGACGCTCTGAACGTGCTGTACCGCACCATGGACCGTCCCAATGGTGCCTACACCTCGTCCGCAGGCGGCACGGTGGCCAACGTCTACGACGGCGACGTCAATACCTACTGCCAGCAGACATCGGCCAACGGCAACATCGCAATCAATTTTGGGACCACCAACCCGCAGTACGTCGGCTCCATCGGGTTCTTGCCCTACGTCTCTGGCGGCGGGTCGGCCACGTGGAGCTACACGCTCCAGTACTCGACCGACGGTTCCACGTGGAACACTTTGGATACGGGCACCAGCGTGGCGGTGGCGGACAACCAGTGGGTGTGGACGGACATCGACCCCGGGCAGAACGTGGCCTACTACCGCATGGTCGCTACAGGCGGCACGACGCTTGCCCTGCGTGAGCTGTACTTTGGCACGATGGCCCGTGAGCTCCAGATGGCGCGCCTGAACCGCGACGACTACACCAACCTGCCCAACAAGCAATTCACGGCCAACCAGCCCTTCCAGTTCTGGTTTGACCGCACGATCCCGCAGCCGACCATGTACCTGTGGCCGGTCCCATCAAGCCCGTTTGTCCAGATGACGGTCTGGTACTCGCGCCAGATCATGGACGTCGGGTCGCTTTCCGGCCAACTAGAGATCCCGCAGCGTTGGTATGAGGCTATCCTGATGATGCTCTCGCACCGCATGAGCTTGGAGCTGCCTGCGGTGCAGGCTGACCGCATCGGCTACCTTGAAAACCAAGCGGACAAGTACTTCAACATGGCCGAGCAAGAAGAGCGAGACAAGTCGCCGATCTACTACAGCCCGAACATTTCCGTGTACACACGCTGATGCCAAGATTCCTTAACACCGAAGGACTGACGTCACTTGCGATTGCGGTATGCGACCGGTGCAAGATGAAGCGTGCGTTTGTCCAGCTTGGGCCGGACCCTAACTTCCCCGGCCTGCGCGTGTGCGATCAGGGTTGCATGGATACGTTGGACCCATACCGGCTGGCCGCCCGCCAGACCGAGCGGATAAACTTGCGTTTCCCACGGCCAGATGTCAGCGTGGATGCGGGCGACAATTACCTGATAACCGGTGGAAACAACGAGTTTCAGATCTCGACCGAGCAGAACACGCAGACGCCTACGCAGACCGGAAACAAGGATACGATTGCCCCAAGCCCACCTAGCAATACGAGCACATAATGTCCGCACAAGTAACCATATCCCAACTGCCCACGGCTGGTGCGATCACCGGAACCGAACTCGTCCCCGTGGTCCAGAATGGGGTCACGGTCCAGACTACGACTGCGGCGCTTGCTGGCTCACCCGTCCAGACTTACACCTACTTGACGGTCACTCAGACCCCGCAGTTGGCAAACAGCCGCTACGTCGGCGCGACCAACGGGCTGGTCATCACTGATGGCGGTGCGCAAGGGCTGTTCAATATCAGCACCACAGGCGCTTTGTTGTCGTTGGTGAACTCCGGTACTGGCTTTCAAGTAAAAACGTCTGCAACGGCCATTACGCCCCGTTCTATCGCCGTTTCCAACAGTGGCCTGTCCATCACCAACGGCAGCGGCGTATCCGGTGACCCAACCATCACGTTGAGCGGAGCGCCGCTGAACCTCGCAAACCTGAGCGCCAATGGCCTGCTGACCATCACCACGGCTGGCGGGGTGGGTGCGGTGACCCTTCAGGGCACAACAAACCAGATTACGGTGACATACGGCAATGCGGTAGGCGGCTCTCCGACCATCGCCTTGGCCGACAACCCTGTACTTCCCGGCATTGCCAGTACGACTCTTCCTGCTGGAGCCACTGGAGACCGCCCTGCTGTTGGTGTGAGCGGGATGATTCGCGGCAACACTACCATCGGGTTGTTTGAGGGCTACATCAACGGCGCTTGGAGTTCATTTGCCGCTGGCTCAGGTGTAACGTCTATCGCTACAGGCACCGGCCTGACCGGCGGCCCAATCACCTCAACTGGAACGATCTCCATCGACAGCACCGTGGTGACCCTGACCGGCACCCAGACTCTGACAAATAAAAGCATTCCTGCCTCCTCCCTAACCGGGACCGTGGCGGTGGCAAATGGCGGTACTGCGCTGTCGGCCACCCCGGCCAACGGCCAACTTCCAATAGGAAACGGGACCGGGTACTCGCTGGCCACGCTGACTGCCGGGTCCGGCATCAGCATCACCAACTCGGCTGGCGGTATCAGCATCGCGGCCAGTGGCGGGTCTAGCGGCACGGTTACCAGCGTCAGCTTCACCGGCGGCATTATTTCCGTGGCCAATGCCACCACGACCCCGGCATTGACCGTTGCTGGAACCAGTGGCGGTATCCCGTACTTCACCAGCGCGTCCGCTTGGGCATCCAGCGCGGTTTTGGCGGCAAACGCAATAGTTGTCGGTGGGGGCGCTGGGGCAACCCCGAGCACCGTCACCACCGGGACGGGTGTTGTGACCGCTCTGGGCGTGAATACGGGCTCCGCAGGGGCATTTGTGGTCAACGGCGGTGCTTTGGGAACCCCGAGCAGCGGCACTGTGACCAACCTGACTGGCACTGCATCAATTAACATCAACGGTACTGTTGGGGCCACGACGCCAACAACTGGCAACTTCACTACTGTGACGGCCACAACTGGAATCTTTGGAGGTACTTTTTAATGGCTGCAACTGGCTACACCCCAATATCGCTGTACTACAGCGCCACGGCGTCTTCTGTTCCGCTGTCTGCAAACCTCGTTGCTGGGGAGCTTGCGCTCAATACCAACGACGGCAAGCTGTACTACAAAAACAGCAGCGGCACGGTGACCTTGCTGGCAAGCAACGCCACAACGACCAACGTCAGCACAATCTCATTTGGATCGACTGGTTTGACGCCAGCCACGGCAACCTCGGGCGCGGTAACAGTTGCGGGGACTTTAGTCAATACCGCAGGCGGCACAGGGCAATCCAGCGCATTTACGCAGTACGGGATAACCTACGCAAGTACAACAACCGCATTGGCTACTACTGCTGCCGGAACAACCACTACGGTGCTGCACGGCAACGCGGCTGGTGCGCCTACATTTGGCGCGGTTTCGCTTACTGCAGATATTTCCGGTACGTTGGGCGCAGCAAATGGTGGAACCGGTGTAGCAAATAACGCCGCAAGTACCATTACCATTTCGGGCAGCTTTGGCACGACGTTAACGGTTAGCGGAACAACTGCGGTGACTTTGCCTACAACGGGCACTTTGGCTACGCTTGCTGGCAGTGAGACCTTCACCAACAAGACACTGACCAACCCCACCGTCACCAACTATGTTGAAACCTTGCAAGCAGTGGGCACAGTTGGCGCATCCAGCACCTTGGCTCTTACAACTGGCACTGTGCTGACTGCAACATTGACAGCATCTACGCCCTGCACGTTCACTATGCCTACAGCAACTGCCGGTAAGTCATTCATTTTGATTCTGACGCAAGCCGCAACCGGCATGACCACCGCGACATTCACCGGTGTTAAATGGCCCGGCGGTACTGCGCCAACCATTACCGCAACCGCATCGGCGGTAGACATCATCAGCTTTGTGGCTAATGGTTCCGTTTGGTACGGCAATGCAGCACAGGCGTTTGCATAATGTTTGCGTCTAAAAACTTTTTCATCACCCGCAGCGCGGGAGGCTACCTAGTAATTGAGCAGTTCCTTGCGTCCGGCTCATGGAAATGTCCATCGGGTGTTACTAAGGTAGATTACCTTGTTGTAGCAGGCGGTGGTGGAGGAACAAGGGCAACGGGAGTTGGCGGTAGCGGTGCTGGAGGCTTTCGTACTGGAACTAGCTTATCTGTAACTCCCGGTACAAGTTACGCAATTACAGTTGGTTCCGGCGGCGCAGGTGCAACAAGTGACGGTGTCACAGGCGCATCTGGAGGCGATTCTATTTTTTCCACTATTACTTCATCTGGCGGTGGTGCTGGTGGACGTTATGGTTATCCAAGCGTACCCGGTGGTAACGGCATAGCGGGCGGTTCTGGCGGCGGAAGTGATAGTCAACTTTTGTCAACTGGTGGCGCAGGAAATACGCCATCCACATCTCCAAGTCAAGGAAATAACGGTGGGGTTGGCGGCTCTTCTGCTAACTCTACTGCTGGTGGTGGCGGCGGTGCTGGCGCAGTTGGCGGTAGTGGAACCCTTACAGTAGGCGGTGCTGGCGGCGTTGGTACAGCATCTTCTATATCTGGCTCTAGCGTTACCTATGCTGGCGGCGGTGGCGGCGGCGCTGGTGCTGGTTACACAGGCGGCACAGGCGGCACAGGCGGCGGTGGCAATGGTGGCGTTGACTCAGGCGCTAACGGAACATCAGGTACAGCCAACACAGGCGGTGGTGCTGGTGGCAATAGGTATGGTGCATCAGCAGCAAGCAATGGCGGCTCCGGAATTGTCATCTTGTCCTACACCGTGCCAAAAGGCACAGCAATTGAATTTCTATCTACTGCAACATGGAAAGCACCAGCAGGCATCACTACTGTTGACTACTTGGTGGTAGCGGGTGGTGCAGGAGGCGCAGGAGGTCGTGGCGGTGGTGGCGGTGCTGGTGGCTTTAGAACTGGCACAGCATTTTCAGTAACCGCAGGAACAACCTACACAATTACGGTTGGCTCTGGAGGAACTGGAGGCGCTGATAGCGGCGTTAATGGCAACAGCGGCACTAGTTCCACATTTAGCACCATAACTTCTGCTGGTGGTGGCGGGGGTGGAACAAACGCTAACAATGGCATATCTGGTGGTTCTGGCGGTGGTGGGTCAGGACTATTTTCGGGTTATACGGGAGGCGCTGGTAACACTCCATCAACATCACCATCTCAAGGAAACAATGGTGGTAATGGAAGTAACAGTAGCGGTGTTGATGCGGCTGCTGGTGGTGGCGGTGGTGCTGGAGCCGTAGGCGGTACAGGCACAGCTAATGGCCCAGCGGGTAGCGGCGGCAATGGCTCTGCAAGCAGCATAACTGGCAGTAGCGTCACCTATGCTGGAGGTGGTGGAGGTTCTTGCGACAATCGTGGCTCCCCTGCTACTAGCGGCGCTGGTGGAACAGGCGGTGGTGGTGCTGGTGCGGCTGGTACGCCACCATCTAATAGTTCACCTGGTACTGCTGGAACAGCCAATACAGGCGGCGGTGGTGGCGCTGGTTCTAACATAGGCGTTGGAGGAAATGGCGGTTCCGGCATTGTTATCCTAAAGCTGAACTAGCATGAAGAAGTACCAACTTTATGGAATAGACACAGCAATGCAATTGCTGCGCCCTAACGCCAAATGGGAAATCAGCAACCGCACCATCACGCGCTGGGAAGATGACCGACCCTGCCCGACATGGGTTGAGATTGACGCAACAATGGAAAAGATTAAGGCGTTTGAGGACTCTATACCGACCATTTGGACAGTCAAGATTTTGGAAGAATTGGAGATGTAATGGCACACTTTGCAAAAATTGAAAACGGCATCGTCACGCAAGTGATTGTGGTTGGCAATGAGGACAC